AGTGGTATATATTTATGCGGTTTGTTTAGTGGTGTGGGTCGGGATTTTTGTGTTTTTTAAAGGCGCATTCCGACTTAACCGCTACTTTCGAAACAAATGGTTGGCCCGACAGGCGCCGGCAGAGAAGCCGGAAGAGGAAAAGCCTCGTCGGAAGGGACCTCGTCGTACGAAGGAGTCACCGCAGTTTGATAAGAACGGTAATTTGATTCATGGCCCTGTGGAAGAGCCTGATAATATTTGCCGTCATTGCGGAGACCAGCTGGGTGGCGGAAAGCGCTGCCAGTGTGATTCTGGAGATGATGATGGGACGGATGACGGGACGGATGCGAAGTCGAGTCGTATGGGTCGTCGCGCAGTGCGAAGAGCTAAGCGTGACGATGATACAGTCGATGTCACTTATATTGGGAAGAAATATAAGCAACCGACGACGGTCCGGTATACTGGAGCTGATCGGGTGGAGGGAGAGATCTCTCGCTCGGAGTTGGCTGCGGTAAATGCGGTGTTAGGGAATAAACCATCGCGTCCGTTGGATTCGGATGGCGAAGAGATTCCCCCACCCCCGCCGAAAGTGAAGGCCGACAAGCCTGTGCAGGCTGTGAAACCTGCAACTCCCCCTGTGGCAGAAGTGCCGAAGGGGAGTGCCGCACCGAGTGTTAAGGTAGCGGCCGAATTCTTCAGTAAAAGGGCCAAGAGGTATATTGAATCTATGTTCACTGTTTTTACTGAGACGGGTGTTATTAGTAAGGAAATACTCGAAAAGAAAGGAATTAATATTCCTACTGAGCCGACGAAAATCGGGAAGCAGTATTTGGCGGCACCGGAGGATCCGATTTGGAATCCTTGGAAGAGTAAGCAATGCAAGTTCGGAGATCAATGCCATAATAAGCGATTTAAGGCGTGTCCGTGTTTGCATCCGGGTGATGCCGCGAAGGCAGGTGGTAAGGTACAGGAATCAGCAGCGACGGTTCGTCCGTTGGAGTTGCAGATGAACGTGCTGGTGCCAGACTCGATGGCCGACTCACTTTCGGAGTACGAGGTGAAGCGGGCAGCGCGGGAGGCGCTGTTTGGAAAAGCACAGGTGAATGAACCTGAGTTTGTGGGCTGTGTAAAGACCCAACTCGGTTATGTTAACTGTACTTTTGTGAAAGCACCGACTGGTCCGGCGTTATGGTGTGTGTTCGTTGAACACGTACTTCCGGAAAAGTGGGAATTTTCACGACCGTATTCCATTGAGATCCGATATGGTGATCAGACTTGGTCGAAGATCATCGTTATGGGTGCAAACCTAAAACGTATAGCGCGAGATTTGGTAGCGCTTAACATATCGGTTGTGGAGGCCAAAGAGCGAAAGCTCCAGTTTGGTCAGGTCGCTGTGGCGGAGGATGCTCCGGTTGACGTGTGGATGGCAGTATATCCAGCGTGGGACAGTGTGAAGAAGAAATTTACGAGTGGCCGTTATTTTAATTCATTCCACAATTGTGCGACTCTCCCAGGAAATTGTAGTGCCCCAGTTATGCGGATGACGGATAATAAGGTGATTGCATTCCATCAGGGAGCGGTGCCGCAGGAGAAAGTGAACTGTGCGGTTGCAGTGACAAAGGAGGTTGTCGCTGCCCTTTTAAACTAAATCGGGCCTCCGCACTCGAGTACTTCGGTGTGATTGGATCATCGCCGTTGGCTCAGATGTGTGGCCAGTATAATGAGTTGTTTTTAGGAGACTATTATATTGGAGAAGGCCGCGTGGTGGATACACCGCATGATCCCGCGTTATTCGAACCCCATATGAAATACATGGGTCGGGTGTTGCGGAGTGTAGTATACAACGATAAAGTGAGGAAGGACCGATTTGTGGCTGAGTGGATGGCTCAGGCGCACTTTCGTTTTGAAGAAAAGTACCATATGGTTCGGCCGCGAAGCCGACATATGGCTCCATCGATAGCGAAGTATAATCGCGGGCAACCGGATTTGAATTCGTTATACATGAGTATGAGCTACGATTGGACTGAACGACATTTTCGTTCGTTCTTGAGTGGTTCCCGTGTGTTGGATTGGGGGCCGTGTGAAACGGCTGCTGATAAAACGACTTCGGCAGGATATCCGTGGTCTCTCTATTATGTCAATAAGGGGGATTTCATGCGATCTGCCGAGTGGCCAAAAGTCCGGGAGAAATTCTGGGCCTCTTTGGCCACTTCTTCGCCGTGTGTTCAGTTCTGGACGGCGAGTTTGAAAAATGGCGAACTGAAGCCAGCAGAGAAATTGGAGAAACCGAGGACATTTACGGCAAATTCGACAGAGGGTAGTATCTCTACGAATCGTTTATGTCTTGATATGAATGAAAAATTCTATCGATCGAATAATCGAACTTGGTCTTTTGTTGGCTGCTCGAAATACAATCAGGGCTTTGAGAAGCTGTTTAACCGCCTGAGTATTCATGCGAATGCATATGCACTTGATGAGAGTGCTTTCGACGCGAGTTTAGCCCAGGAGTTTATGTATGGGCAAAGGGATCTTCGTTGGGGGTTCCTCCGGGAGTTTGACAAGACTCCGGAAAATAAGAAACGTTTGTGGAACATCTATGATCAGATTGTGAATTCTGTCATAGTTCTGGATAATGGGGAAGTGTATCAGAAGAATACTGGTAATCCCTCCGGAAGTGCGAATACCATTGTAGATAATACTATGATATTGTTCCGGCTTTTGTGCTATGCGTGGATAGCGCTGTCGAAGAGACATGCGCCTGAAACGTGTGGTTATCAGACTTACTTGTCGTTTGTTGAAGCAGCGATGAATGGGGATGATAATACTTTTACAGTGGCACAGGAGGTTAATAAGTGGTTTAATGCTACATCCATTGCAGAGGAATGGACCAGAATCGGCGTTACCACCCGTACCGAGGTATGGGAACCGAGGAAGCTCATTGATGTGGACTTCTTAAGTCATAATTTTTCCGTCGTGGATGGGCGGATTTTACCTGTACCGGAGCGAGCGAAAGTGTTGGCTTCGGCGTTATGGGGTAATAAATTAAATGATGTTCGGTTTACGTTGTTGCGTTTGTACGCGTTACGTATTGAGAGTTGGGCGGATTTGGAGACTCGAAAAGACTTGGCAGATTGCATATCGTACTTGGAGAGTACTTATGCGTTTGATTTGCAAGGCCGAATCCCCGGCACCGAATTGTTTTGGAAAGACGTGAAATGTGTATGGAAAACAGATAGGGAAATCTGGGATTTGTACACGCTACCTGAGATGGTAGAAGTCGGACGCGCCATGTCTACAGAAATGTTTAGGATGGTTTGTGAGGCTGAGACGTGTATTGGACTTGACTCCGGTTTGAACAGTAATATGCATACAACCGGAGAAAAGTTCAGTTTGCGAACTTTTCAGACTCATTGCCGTGGGTCTTCTTCTATGAGTAAGAAGAGCAAAGCAAAGCGTAAGGCGAAGCGAGCCGCAAAGTTCGCGAACGGAGGCGGTGGAAAGAAAACCATCGTCGTCGTCCAGAATCAGTCGAAAGGACAGAAGAAAGGGAAGAAAAAGAAAAATAAAAACAAAGGCAAAGGCAATATTCAGGGCCCGAGCGTGAGCTCGCGCACTTTTGGAGCCCCAGCCGCGACTGGTCAGTCTGGTCAGGTATCTGTGTCTCATAAGATTATTACAATCGAAAAGACCGTTTATTTGGGTCAGATGACATCATCGAGTGATGGTTCATTTAAAGTATGGCGTCGTATTCCGTTGAATCCTGCTGTGCCGCCAAAAGCGTCACCGGATACAGTGGATATTAACGATGGTATGGATGTATGGACCAGCAATGTTACCAGGAATTGGACGTGGCATAAACCGAGAAGTGTAGTAGTGAAAACTCGGACTGTGTGTTCTACGCAGTCATTGGGTGATTATGGTATTACAACGGTGCATGATGCGAAGCGTCCGCCCATCGCTGAACGGAAGGAAGCGATGGCGTATGATGGTACATCTTTTAGTACAGCGTGGGGTGGTGTTAACCACAACTGTTTGACGAAAGATGCTTCGAAGGCGTGGAAGTATACGCGTACTGGTACACCGTCGGGTGTGGTGGTTGATTCGAAGATCGATGATGTGCAAGCGTATGATCTTACCTTGTATGATACAGGTATGATTAATATATGGAATGAATGCAAGCCAAATGGTACGGCTGCAGTTGCACCGGTCGCTGATGTGAGCGTGACGTATGTGTGGGAGCTGAAAGAGCCCAATTCGTCAGCGCTTTTGTCTACACCAGAACCTGAGGGTTTGATTGGTGGTGTTTGGGAAGCGCCTATTAATCAGTCAGAAATGGCTGTGACAACGGGTGTGGGCTTTGGTACACTTCCAACTCAGGATATGAGTGTGTGGACGCCGGATCCGGATAATACGCTGGAACCGACGATGATAACGACTTACGATGGCAAAGATAACGTTTATACGTCTTCAATTGCGATTGGTAGGGCAGGTTACTTCATGGCTCAAACTGTGAGTGTGGCTCGTAACGTCGGAACCACAAGTCCTGTGAATTGGACGTGGATTAATAATGTTGCAGCGTCAACTTATCCGGATATGAATCGGTTGTTCCCGGGTTCTGCATTACCGTATGATTTATTTTATGATGCGGGAACCGGAACGAATGAGCGTACCGATCAAATGGCAACGTGTCAGTATAATGCTTCAGGTGATATATGGACACGCATGGGATCAACAATTTGTTTTCAGAACGTGAATGTTAATGATACAATTAATATGAATACTGTAGCAACGCAAACGGTGAGTGCAAGTGCGAATGGTAATGCATATGTTGGTTCTGTGTTGGTAATAACGGAATTGCCTCCGGCGCTTTCGACCTATTTGGAGCGGGTTAAGAAAGCAAAAGCTTCGGGTAGTGATATCCGAAAAGAACTGTTGGATTTGAAGGAGCAATTAAAACAGTTGGCAGATGAGGTTGGTCGATCTCGTATGCAAAGTGCTGCTGTCTCAGATGATGAGTTTGAGAGAGTACGGAAGGTGTCTGATCAGAAGGATGTGAAATCTGATGTGAAGATGTCTGATGGAAAAGCAGTTCCCAGTGCACCAGTTACGAAGGTGCGATCGTCGTTTAGTGATACTTTGAAGAGAAGTCTTGCGCGACTGGAGGGGGCACCTGTGAAAAGTGCACTTAGTAGTTCCGGATCCGCAGCGTCAAAAGATTCTGTGGTGGCCGGAAAGGAAAAGGAC